GTTGTCTGCCCTTTTAAAGACAGCAATCTTCCAAAATACCCGGATCCCATAAAGGAATCACTTTACTTGGAAGTCGGTTATAAACCGATAGTGGTGTTTACCACCATTATGAGAATTATTATAATTTTCTCTTTGTAAAAGCATTTCTTTCAACCGTTGATAGTTTATTGTTATTATCTTCGAAATCAGAAAGTACTCCTAAATTATTTATTAATTGGATAAATTCTTTATATTGTCGATATAATGACATACCGAATGCTATACGCTTGTGCTTATTATTAGCATGGAACATTTTCTCTTTAAGAGGAAGTACTCCTATGTTTCATAATATAGACCAAGCAATAGAACCATCGGTTCTTTCAAAGACTAATGCATCATTATTAAGTTTATCAATTATGTCTTCAAGACTAATTGTAACACTTGTAATGGGTATCAGACGTTGAAGGGGTGTCTTTGCACCAACTTTATAATATATATCCATCCAATAAAGCATATGAGAAAGAGCTGAAAAGCCAAACTCATTATGGGATAAACCTTTATCTGACTCTTGGGTATTTATGAAAGACCCTAAATCAGTTTCGCTTAGTAAGTTATTTACAGAATTTCTAATGATCTGAAAACTCGTATATTCTTGACAGTTATCTGGAAGATTATTAAATCAATCTTCTAGACCTACTTCAATAAATGCGGGTTTCACGACATTAGTAATTGTCGATTTACCATAAGCTAATTGAGTTCAATTAAATACAGATGATCATTCTAAAAGTTTTACTTTTATTTTTGATCTTTGTTTTATTGTTCTCAGTGCGAAATGCTCGATAAATTTCATAATATCAAAGGTTCAACCTTTATTATTAATGAACATTAAATCAGATATCATCATTGGTATATGATTGTAGTTTGTTAAGATTGCAGGTAAGGGGAAAGAACTTATTTCAGTCCCTAGAAATACTTGTCTCTTTGCAAATTCTAAGAAAGTTGAACTTTCATGAGTTTTGTTAATTGAGACTTCTACTCCTAGTTGACTTAATAACCGTTTATATTCTCTAGCTATAATATTGTTATTTATTACAATATCATCGCCTAATAGAACATATTCGGCTGTTCTTCACTCTAAACCGACATTCTTACAAGCCCAATATACTACAAAATGATGAGTTAACGCGAAGGATGCTCATGATGAGTAAGCCCCCATTGGATTTCCGACTGAATAATT